GGTTAACCCCGGTCGAGAATTAATTTATCATGTTAGGATAAAGCCTAACTCTACATGATCAAGTTTACTGCATACGTATTTTCGGTACGGTGTATGTGAAGGATGATTATGATTGTTGGAAGTTTTATTATTTTTGCCCCTGTAAAAAGGGAGGCAATATGTTTTTGTTCGTTTTGTTTGACTTGTACGATAACAAGGTCTTGGAGGAGGATGGTTTGCCCCGAAAGGGGCATATGTTTTTGTCTTTGTACATAACAAAGAAGGTTGGAGGTTGGTTTTGCCCTTTATTTTAGGGCATTTTATTGTATTCCATTCGTGGAATTTCTTGCGTTTTTGATTTTTACTTTGTGTGACCAGCAAGAGTCATTGTTCACAAAGCATGTTTTTATAACATGATCAAAGGACCGCCATGTCCACAACTGGCGTTTCGTTTTAGAAACATCCTTAATTAATTTTGAGGAATTGTAATAACAGAGAGTAGTTGTATAAATTTAGATGTCAATAGAACACCCCACGTTGTTCACGTAAGACTTATACCTCATGTTTACAGTAGTAGTCGGTTGTACTGCCAACTGCTGCTTCAGTGAGACTTTATTAAGCAGGACTGCTTCAAGGTAATTCTATTTCTATTTTTATATAACTTATAATATGTAAAGTACCGTTATTAAGTGAGGCTTTTTAAGCCGATCCGTTCGGATTTCGTTGTGACTTAAAATCTCACGTGCCGTTTCGAAAAATAATAGTTCGCAGCTTTTACGTATTAGTGTGCTGCAATGCACACACACCATTTTAAAATTATGAGTACACTTTTTAATATCATTTTTGAGATCCTCGCTTTAAAAGTAGCGAGTAATAAATTTGCAGCCTGTAAAGCTGCATTCCGTGTAACACCTATTATTTTATTTATTATTCTTCTACCATCATCTTTTGGGCAGTTAACTTTATATAAGCCGATTCCCACAAGTGACGTAGATAATTTATTTAACGCTGTGACTAAACCAACTTATTATTATGATAATGATATTTTGGTCCCTAGTCCCCTTTTGGTCTGCGAAGACCCCACATATGCAACAAATTGTTTACAGTTTATAATTGCATTCACAACCTTTTATCTTCCAGCTATAGCTGTCTTGCTTGAGACTGGAAAAAAGGATAAATTGTGTCGCAGAATATCTTACTATTATGTTGTTATTATGTACATCACACTTTTATTGTGCGCAACAGCTTGTAACTTGCCTCATGGCTACATTGACATATTCGTTTACATTATTGTGCCTATCTGTCCCGTAGTCTATGTCTATGCATTTGTTTATACGGTAAAAAATGCTTTGCGCATATTCAACTGGATTTGTATGTTATCTAAGAATTCTATCAGCAAGATTCGAACAGAGTCCAGCGTCAAAGAGTTGGGTTTGAGAATACCCAAAAATTCGTCGTTAAGACCAGAAAATGATCCAAATTCTAGTTATTCTCGAGGTATTAAGAATGCAAAAATTCGGTACCATCATGAAGAAAAGAAAAGGTTCAATTCTGAGCAAACTAGAGCGAGGAAGACTCGCACTAAAAACAAAGAGAGGAAGGAGTTTCCTGAACCCACCGCTAGAGATTTTGATAGATATAAATGGTACGGTAAAGTGCCTAAGTTTAAGACAGAATCTAGTATACCTATCTCTATGTATATTGATGTGTTCGCCACACTATATAGTAAAGAAACTCTACCTACAAAAATTGCCTTATTAAGACATAAGTGTGAAATTATCTTTAAAAATAATGACAAACTTAAGGGTACATTTGAGGAGGCCATATTTAAAATATTTGCCTCCTTTTTGATGCGACTAAGTGATGACAGTGCAAATCATACTGAGTATTTAGTCCGTCTTGTTGAGGAGTTATCATCTTTGGATAAGAGACTTGTTTTGAGTATTACTTCAGACATAATATCATTTTTAACTGTTGTTGCTACTTGTGAACATAGTTCGAGTGTTACAGAGGAAGCTGTTCTTATATTAAGGAAGTATACTGATATTCCCTTGTTAGATGATTTGGCACCTTTAATGTCGGCGTGGAATTCTGCGCGTATGCATTATAATGAGCCGAAGCTGTCTACTGAGTCTTTTCTAGCTGAGTACGCTAATATGCTTGATGACTTGGGATTTTCCGAATTTGTCAATTATGGTGTAGTATTTCTTAGTGCGATAAGCAAATTAAAGTTGCTACCCGACTTTCTCGAGGAGTTTTTGCAAAAATGGTTTCCATTTGTTCCTATAGTTGGAGACCTCATAGCTATCAAGAAAATGACCTCCAGCTTATTGCACATTGCCGATGGCATAATTGATGTCATAGATAACAAGATTACTGCGCGTCAGTTAGTTATGGGTGATTGTTTAACACCTCAACTTATAGAAGACGCAAAATCTATTCTTCAATATGAAGATAGGGCAGTAACTGGTGTTGTCACAGATGGTTACATAAGCGCTAAGGAATACTGTTTAAAGTGTGAATATGCGCTAGAGAAAATGGCTACTAATTTGTCTCGGGTAAAGAAGAATACAAGAATTAGAGCTGCTTATTTAGACGTTCAGTCTGATCTGCAACGTTCTTACCTAGAAGTTTCTTCAAGATTATATTCTGAAAGAAGGGAAGCTCCCTTTGTCATATATTTGTATGGAACACCCGGAGTTGGTAAAGGATTCATTATAGATATGATCCTTCAAACTTATTGTGTCTCCCTGGGAGTCAAGTACGACCAGTCTATGGTTTATCATAGAGGTCCAGCAGATGAGTATTGGGAGGGTTATTATCCTTTTGCCAAATGGTTCATCCATATGAGTGAAGTTGCCTCCGACTCGGCAGATATTCTGAAAAAAGTTGGAGATCAGCGTATAAGTGAACTCACTTCGCTGGCTGATACTCAACCTTACCACGTTAACATGGCGTTTGCTGGTAAGGGCAAAGTTTTTGCAATACCCAAGGGGATCATAGCTGATTCTAATGTTCCTGATATGGGTGTTGCGCATCATAGGGCATGTCCTGCTGCATATTTGCGTAGACCCCTTTTTATAGATGCTAGTATACATCCTGATTATTTAATATCGGGTAGTACGCAATTGGATCCGTCTTCACTTCCAGATGATTATTTTTCTCCTGAGGCGTACAGGTTTAGTATACGTAAATACCATGCAAATGGTGCAAAAAATTCTACGCCTGTATATGAGGCCATAGATATAACATGGGAGGAGCTCGATAAATATTTGAGGGCTTACTATGAGTCCTTTGTTGGTCATGAGTCTACCTTGAAGAAGAAGTTTCAAGATTACATTGATTCCAGGAACGAAGGTCTTAGAGACCTTCATACTGAGTCAGATTATGTTGGGTGGTTCAATTATATTGCGCTGCTCCCCGTTTTCTTTTTCTTTAGTCCAATATTGACTCTTCTTTGTGTAATAGTTACTTTGTTGTTTACTATATGTTTTAAGAAAGAGTTATATGTCTCAATGTTATTTCTTTACACTAGACATTCTTATATGAGATTTAAAAACACTACTAAAAGCTTTTTAAAGAATCTTTACCATGAATACTTTTTAAAATATTACATGTTGTCTATTAAACATTCTGAAGATATGACCAAGGAGACCGCTTTGTCTGCACTTGCACTACTTGGGGCTTGTGGCGTTATACTTTATAGCTACCGTCGTGAGCGATTGAAGACCGAAGCAGAGCTTTGTGATGATTTAAAAGAATACGAAGAGAAAATAGATGCTTCTAACAGTTATCCGCGAGTCAAAACGCAAAACCATGCGATATGGAATAGAATCTTTAATACTTTCTCGCCCTCCCACAAGGGGGGTTTTGATGACGGAGTACTTAACTTGTTGACATCTATGCGCACAATTTCAGTGTTTACTGGTGATAAGTATATTACTCATAGTGCCTCTACAATGGGATTTGGCGTAACAAGCGATCTCATTATATTTAATAGGCATCCCTTAGGAAAAGAGATAGAGAAGGCCAGTATATGCATACATAGTGCAAACGAGCAAGACAAATCCCAAATACACATTCAGATGGGAGATGCAATCTATTATGATATGGGTAATGATTTAATATTGCTCAAACATCCATCTTTAAGATTTAAGGATAGATTGAAGCACTTTGTGTCGAAAGATGCAATTGTGTCAAATAATGCTGACGCACTCATTGATGGTTATCGCACTCGTGTGAACAGGGTTGATGATCCCCTCACAGCTGAGGATCCATTATGTGGAAGCGTCACCTTTACTGGTATGTATTCCTATCACTGGCCTAACCATAAGCCTGGTTCTTGTGGAACTCCACTTGTAGCAATGATTGGTAACGGCCAGACTATTATTGGGTTTCACTCTGTAGGAGATACTGCATCAACTGGTTACGCGCGTGCAGTCACGCGTGAAGAAATAGAGGGGGCCGTTTCTAATTTAATGGCTCGCTCCCCTTTAGGACCAGCAGTATGCGAGTCTTTTTATTTTCCAAACAACCTAACGGTTCCAGGCCTTAAGAGCCCATGGAGGTTCGAAGATATAAATCAGTTGAAGCTCATTGGTACACTGCCAGGCAATGTTATGGTCAATAATAAATCAAACTTGAAACCGACTATATTTAAACCACATTTAAAAGAAATATTTAAGGGATTCTTCCATATGCCTGATGAACGCTATGGCAAGCCCATGATGAGACCTGTAATTACCAAAGATGGGAATTATGTTTCTCCTTATAATAATTGGTATAAAAAAGCCGATCATATACAATTTTCTCAAAATAAAGATGTGTTGCAAAGAACTATATCTATTATGACGGATCGTTTTACTTCAGGATTGACCCATTTGGAATCTACAATTAGACCTTTAACTGTCAAAGTTGCCATAAACGGAGCGCCGCATGATCCTTTTCTTGGAAGAATGACTGCGAATGCTTCCGCTGGTTTCGGTTGGAAAGGAAAGAAACAAAAGTACATTCCCATTGATAATGATGTACTTGATGAAGTTCAAAGAATGCCTGTAGCGGATCTTGAGGACAAGTTGATTGAAATGTTTGAAAGATATTCGACAAACGAATCTTACAACATATGCTACTCAGCAAAGATGAAAGATGAGCCACGGCCTTTACAGAAGTGTATAGACGGTAAAACCAGATTATTCTTTGTTTCGCCTATAGAACAAGTTATATTCGCACGAATGTTTTTGGCTCCGTTGTACACTCTCATGGTTGAACATGGTGATTTATTCTGCACTTCAGTAGGTATTAATGCTCATGAGGATTGGGATAGGCTTATAAGAAGTTTTAAAGATTTTTCCCCATTTATAATGGAAGGGGACATATCAGGCTTTGATACCCACACAGCGATTTTGTGTAGAGCTGGAGTAATAGAAGTAATAATCAACTTGTTGAAGTACTTGGGATATAACGATTTTTCTCTATCAATTACGCGGTCTTTCTTAAGTGATGGGCTGCACACATTCGTAGAGCTAGCTAATGATATATTTATAGCCGTGGGTTTGCAACCTAGCGGTAAGTATGGTACAGCTGAAGACAATTCGTTATTATTGTTGTTCAAGTTAGTATATTGGTATGTGTACACAACCAATCAAGACGATTTTTTCGACAATGTTCTCCCTAGAACTTACGGAGATGACTGTTTAATTGCCATAAAAGAAGACTATACAGAAATTTTGAACAATAATAGTTTAAAAGACTTCTATGCGTCTCATATGAATATTGTTTATACTGCCGCAAACAAGAGTTTGTCCATGAATGATTTCAATGATATAATGGAGTGCTCTTACTTAAAAAGAAATACAATTTACTCAGAGCGATTTGGACGTTATGTTGGCGCACTAAATGTCAACTCGATGTATAAGATGCTTGAGTGGATGATACCTTCTTCATTTGTTACTGAAGAAGAACAGATTTTGTCCATGACAGAAAGTTTCCTTTGGGAGGCCTTTTTTCATTTGGACCCAAACGAGCACATGTTGTTAAGAGACAAGTTACAAAATATAATATTGTTGGCTTTTCCTCTTAGTGATGTGTCAAAGTTGCCCTCCTATTCTAAGATCTGTGGTAGGTTAGGTTGGAATATACAACAAAAGATTTCTGGTGTCACAGAATCTGGCGTTAGTAAAGCAGATGCACGCGCAGGTCGGAACGGTTATGATATCCTAGTGCATAATAAAAATCAAAATGACACTTTGCGTACTTGGGAGGGATGCCAATTGCGCGAGAATTTAAGTCCTACTGAAACTAAACAAGAAGAACGTAAGGTTAGTGAAGCCTTACCAAATTATCATCCTCATTTGTTGAGAACCACTTATAAAAATGCAGCGCTTAGCTCAGTTCCTAGTGCTATTCGAGGTTTTAAACAATTGAAAGATGATATTATTAATAGCAAGCTTCGAGAATTCGAAAAACTTGCAACAATACCAGAATCCACCAGATACGTTACAGAATCGAGTATAGAACCAATTATTGAAGTTGGTGCAGTAGAATCTGGTAAAATGGATGTTGTACATAATATGAATGACATTGGTGGTGAAGAAAGTACAGTTTCTGCTGCAACAGTTACACGTACTAGACCCGCCGGACAGAAAGAAATACAAGGTATAGCCGATTTTTTAGAACGTAACGTTGAAATTTCTAACTTTGTCATTCCTATCTCTGCACCTGCGGATGTTAGTGTGCAACTTAAAGTTTGGGATATAATAACTCTTGAGCCTAGTATGAGAGCAAAACTTAAGAATTTTGCATATTTAAATTGCGATCTAGAATTAACAATTAATGTCTCTGGTTCGCCTTTTGCTTATGGAAAGCTCCTACTGTCTTATCAGCCGTATCCGCTACGTAATGATACTCTTAGAGTTTTATTGCAGCGCATGAGTGTTGACCCTATTACTTATAGGCCGTTGTTGTTGAATTATCTTTCGCAAGCACCCGGTGCAAAAGTTTTGGATGTTAAGGATAATCAGCCCCTTAAGATGCATGTACCTTTCATCTCACCAAAGCCCATGCATAGACTCTTCAATACATCAGCGTCTGTATTAACAGATGCAACCTCATATCATGATTGTGAAGATGCGGGCACATTATTTATCTATTCCATAAACCAGTCTAAATCTGCCTCGTCTGCGTCCACTGATTTGTCCGTATACATTTATGGAAGAATGAAGGATGTAGAGTTGGGAACTCTCACATCAACCTACACGCAGATTACTACTGAAGCTAAGGACAATGAATGGTCTAGTGGTCCAATTGAGAGAACTAGTGCGGCTATCTCCACATTTTTGGGAAACCTTTCCATTATGCAACCCGAATTTGCGCCTTTAGCTGTGCCTGGCTCCATGGTATTTCAAGGAGTCTCAGGATTAGCATCGTATTTTGGTTGGAGTAAACCCGTCGAAGAGAACAAAATTATTTTCGTGCGCGAAACTCCATACGCAAATGGTGCTTTAACTATAGGGAATGATTCTGCGTTTAGGTTAACAATGGATCCTAAGCAGGCTCTTACAGTAGATCAATCATATATTTCTGATAACGTTGATGAGTTGGTAATTAGTGAGATATCACGAAGAAGTGCTTATCTTACCACTTTTCCATGGAATGACACTAATGCTGTCATGGCAACACCCCTATGGGAGTGTGCTGTAACACCTCAACTGCACTCTTATGCAGAGGTTTTAAGCAGAGCTTATTTACAGCCAACTCCATGTGCATTTGCAACAGCACCTTTTAAGTATTGGCGTGGAACAATGGAATTTACCATTGAAGTTGTCTGCTCAGCGCAGCATAGAGGAAAGTTAGCTATTGTATATGAGCCAAATGTGTCTCAAAGTGCCTTAATTTCGACTAATGTGCAGCCTAACAAACAATATATGCAAGTCTTAGATATACAATCTGCCCAGACAATTACTTTGTGTATTGGGTGGGCTGCTCCCTATCCTTGGTTGAAAACGAATGGCAATAAAGCTACATTAGTAACCAATTATGGGACGTCTATAACAACTTTGCCGTCATGGGAAGGGTATGCGAATGGTTACATACGTATTGTACCTTTCACCAGACTGCAGTCTCCAGATGGTTCTGATATAAGTGTCAATGTGTACGTTTCATGTCCTGATCTTCAAGTTCAAGGTCCTTACCAAAATGGTTTGCCCACTGACAGAATCGCATTGTTTACCGAGTCTAAGGTTAGTTCATTTGATAAGTCTATGACACCTGTGACATGTTTTGACCTCAATGAATCTTCTGCTAAAACGGATTATATCAACTTGGATTACTTTGGTGAACATATTTCATCATTTCGGAGTTTGTTGAAAAGATACCAACTGCACAAAACGTTCACTAGAGCGTCAGGGGGTACGACTACCACAGACATGATTCTTAATATACAACCATCACAAGAAGTTGCGTGGAATAGTAGTGGTCGCATGTCTCTGTATGACTATTTGAGGTATGCATACCTTGGAGTACGTGGATCTGTGAGATATCGCGTGAATCTCTCTACTAATGTCCCTTACAGCTTACCTGAAGGTTTGGAAATTATTGTCGGGTTACGTGACCCAGAAAACACATACTCCACTGAAGTTTACATTGGGGCCAGCACGGGTTTATATTCTAATTTAACAGGTGCTACCAAATTCTATTTAGAGAAAGGAGGTGTCAACATAGACTTGCCTTTTTACTCAAATAACTTGTTTTTATTTCCTTGCGCTAGTGATTATGTTGGAGCAAATCAAGCAGGAAATATGGAGTTAGAGTGGTTTAGGTCATTCTATATCCAAACGGACTATAACCCTATTGGTAGTGGGGCTATAGCTTCAGTCGATCTTGCAACTGGAGAAGATTTCTCTTTTATGCGATTTCAGGGTGCGGTACCTTTTACGGCATCCACAGTGTAAAGCACACATTTAAACCGAG